ACCAAAGTGCGAACGCCTGTCTCGGGGTCAAGGATGTACGAGCCACCTTGCCCTTGAAACTCATCCATCACTGTAAATCCGGTGGCTTATCAGACTTTACGTCGCCAAACTAGCGACACTCGTTCTGTATTGAACAATATAATCATTGAAAATTACGCCAGCCGGTTGATCGCCGTCCACCATGTTGAACGACACTTCATCCGGTTGAACATCGATCGCAAGACCGCCAAGCGTCAGATCAGCGACCATCTTGGCGTGCATGCTTTCAATAATCGGATCCGCAAGCTGATCAGGTACGTCGCCGCGAACAATCACGATAATGCGAACACGAAATCGCCAATCCAGCGTCGGCAGACTCGTATTCTGCGACGGCGTATCCGAAATAGGCTCAATAATAATCGCAGGCGATTCCGCGCGCTGCATCGCGGTTACTCTGCTGCGGTAGATCCTGTTGCTCACCCCAGTGGTTCCGGTCAGCGCCGTCGCGACAGCTGCCAGAATCTGCTCACGTTTGGTCGCCATTGAATCCCCGCTGTGGAAGCTTGCCAAACGGCCCAGGATCCGAGCCGCCGCTTACGATTGATTTTGCTCGATAATAAATGTAACAGTCCGTCTTGCCTGCCTTCTCCAAAGCCTGCATCACCTTGATCCAGTTTTTGAAGGTGTAACGGTCCATAACCGTTTAGCCGAATGGTAGGCCAGTAGTTGATTCAAGCTTGGTCCACACTGGGTAGTCAGGCCCGGTGATGTAAGCCGCAAGTTCCTCGGTGGTGGTGGTAGCGAGGATTGCCGTTTCCTTTTCGTCGCTCTTGGCGCGGATGGCAGCACGCTCAACCAAAACGGCATCTGAGGCAGGTTTGCCGCCTGGTTCAGCGCTACGGGTGATCATCCAATCCGTTGATGCCAACAGCGTGTCTGCAGTGGTTTTGGTTCGACCCACCCACTGCTCTACTAGCTGGGTGTGATCTTTCGGCAGATCTGGACCCCAGTAGAAGCGCTGATCGTACGGTTCAGGATCAGGTGCTTCGGTGATGCCGATTGCTTCGCGTTCAGCGGGGCTAGCAAGACGGAGCCAGTTAGCGGGATACTGAACGCCGTTGTGCGTGAAGGCTCTGTCGAGCGCTAGTGGTTTGGAGTCAAGGATGAACATGGCTCGTTAGGTGGTGTGGTTACCTGGCACGAGCCAGGGAGAAGGGCTGTTCAGCGAAACTTGCATAAATGTATGTACCAGAATTTGCGTTTACGGAAGCATCAGTAGAACGAAGCTTGAATCCATTGCTTAAAATATCAGCAAGGTCTGTGGTGCCTTCTGCATTAGAAAGATTGGGATACAATGGGTCATTATCAACATTATAGCCTTCTCTTGCGGTATCAATAATTGTCCAGTTACTTGTGGTATCTGTGCGTTTCAGTAAAATCCACCTGGGGCGATGGTTAGTAAATACAAACGGACCATCCGTGCTGCCGTTGCCTGTGTAGCTGCCGAACGCGCTGTAAGATTCGACTGGGGCGAAGCAGTAGGCGACGACATCAAGAGTCCCACCTGTGTACCAAGAACCGAGTGAAATAACCGATGACGTTGGCGCTGTGTTTGCGAATGGTCCACTGCTTGTAGTCGCCGCATCTGTTGTGTGCAGAAACAGGTATTTAGTTGCACCAAGCGATGAATGATACACAGCCCAACCTCCGGTAGCGCTACGCGATTTGACAACCGCAAACGCAGGAGCTACACCCAGTCCGTGACCAAATGTTCCGTTAGTTACATTATCTACAGTAACAATCGAGAACCCCGCACTCGCATTAGCCCTCACCTGACTAGTGATGGAGCCATCTGTGTTCGTGACGGTGGAGCTGCCGGCGTCCCAGGTCCAGGCGACATACGGTATAGGGCTCTCGTTAGTTTCCAGCCCAGGGTACGGCCCGCCGCCCTGGGCAACTGTAAAGCCATCAGAGGTAAAAGCACTCAAGTATCCGTTATCAGTTCCCGCTTCGGCTCCAGTAGTATTACTGGCAAGTTTTAGCGCAGCCCCTCTGACGGTATCGGTAAGAACATGACTGACTATAGGTTGAACACCCCTACATTTAATCCACACTAAGTCAGGAGAAAAGCCTAGACCTGATATTGTCTGAGTTCCGTCGTCTCCCGTGTAGAGCTTCACATCAAAGACGCTACTAGGCTTTGTGACTACTGGGGCGGGCAGGTTTGCCGTGCAGAGCGCCTTAAAGCCAGAGCGACTGACATTGTGCGCAAATGCTCTTTGGCCAAAGTTGATGGTCCAGTTATCCCCATAGGTATTGAAGGCCGGAAAGAATGCTGTGCCAGTAATAGTCAATGGAATTTGGCCAGTGCCAGCACCAGGATCTCCTGAGTTGTACCATGTTCCGTTTTTGCCGACCCACATCTTTTTGGCGTCAGCATCAAACGCAACCATTGCCACGTCGCCAGCGGAAAAGCCTGCTGCGCCTGTGTATGACGTGCTGGTGTTGTTTTGAAATGCTTGCCCATTGTCGCGTCTTACACCACCATTATTCGCCCCACTGCCAAGATAGGTTGTGCCAGCGGTTGCAGTATTAAAGGATTGGTTGATGTAGCCGAATACTGGTGAAACATTTGCACTGACGGTATTTAGCGTTATTTCCCAATACCACTTACCAGTGGACATTGCAACAGTTCCAACAGCAATACCGATTGCGCTGCTGCTGACATCAAGATTCCCATTGGCAAGCGTATGTGCTGTGAGAGCCAAAGGGTTCAACGTCGCATAATTCCCCCTTACCTCATTCCCGAGTCCCGTATCCGTCTCGGTGTCATTAGTGGGAACGTCTACGAGGGAGTCATTCCCTGCACCAGCAGCGACGGAAATGTTGTTAACAGTCCACGTGTTCCCATTGCCACTAGTGTCCGTCCCTAATGCTGCGGCGGTGCTGTTATCGGAGAAATCAAGGTGGAATCCATTGGTGCCGCAGGTGCCGGTGTATTCAATCGGTTGCCAGATGCCGTTGTCGTCGAACTCACCGAAGCTGGTGGGGTCTAACGCTTGGCCGTCGATGAAGTGAATGTCGGTGAGGTAGCCGTTGAAGTATTTATTGCTGCCATAAGCAAAACGTCCTATCTCGTGCGCTCCTGTATTATTGATTCCGTAGTCAGTGTTCTGAGCTAGCTGAGCTGATCGTGCATCAGTGGAAAACTGGGTTACTTGGGATCCGTTGACGTAGAACTTGAGTCGATTACTGGCTGTTGCTTGTGTTGTGTCAAGGGCAACAACTATGTGATACCAAGCCGAAGCGTCTCTGTATACAGCTTCCGTCTGAAGGATGTCCTGCGTGACCGACGAGTAGCACAACTTGTTACCATGAAAGAATATAATTGTGGTCGCGGTGTGAACGAATGTTGTGCCGCCAGAAAACAGCGTGAGATCACTGGTGCTGAGATCACTCCGCTTCACCCATCCCGCCCAGGTCCACGTCTTGCGGTTGCCGGCTGATGCGGGGGTGCGGGACAAGTAGGCACTGTCACTACTGTTGAAACGCACGCTGCGTTCAATGGCGTATCCACCAGCGGCGGCACTCGCTAGCAGCAGGGGGTTGGCGCTTGCGGGGATCGTCATGTGTTGGTCGGCTCGCTAATCAGACGTGCAGTGATGTGGGTGCTGCTATCGACGTAATAAACCGCCGTGCTAATTGCTCCAGTCGTGGCGCCAAACGTCGGCACCCCACCGTCAAAATACCAGTAGCTGCCCCAAGCAACCGTGCGGGCAGTGCTGTCCTGCGTGATTGTGATGCTGCCGCTTTGCCCTGCCGTCACATTGCTGGGGTTGGCAATCGTCGTGTTCTGATCTAGCGCCAAGCTGAAGTTGTTGCCTGCCGCAAAATCAGGTGTCACCGTGGCGCCTGGCGTCAACGTCACGACAGATCCGCGCTGCGCTGCCGTGAAGCTCTGCACCACATCAGTCTTGGCCGTATCCGCGTCATACGCCTGCACAGAAGAACCGAGATCACTGCTATCAAGCAGGTTGTCAACCGTCACCGTTTGCGTGCTGGTGACGATGGAGTCGACTTTTACAGATCCGTAGGCCATTACACAATCATCCAGGTAGCGTTCTCGGGTATAGTCACAGCATAGGCTTGCGCAACTTCAACGGGTCCAACGGATAGCCCATTGGTTCCGGCGCTCAGTTGAATATCTTGACTGATTACTTGCTGGGTTTCCACGATGGGACTTGACGAGCCACCGCCACCACTGGCCGTGATCGTTGTGCCGCTAATTGACAGACCAGATCCCAAATCCAAATAGGTCAGCTTGCCAGTTGAGTCGTCCCAGAACACCAGCTTGTCGGCCCCAGCGTCATCTGCAGTGATTTCGCCGCTGGTGGCACTGAACACATCAGCAGCACTGCTCCCGATGGTGATAGTGCCACCACCACCGCCAGCGATCTCCACCATTGTGCCAGCGGCATTTTTGATGTAGAGCTTGCTGTTGGTCTTATCCCACGCGGGTTCGGCAACATCAAAATCACCCGCACTGGGAGCAGTGGTGCCGTTGCGGATCAGAATCTTGGCATTGCGTGGCACTAGAAGCTACCCCCATCCACAACATCAACTGCGATGGTGACGTAACCATTGCCAGCATCTTTAGTCCAGCTCAAGCTGCTGTTGAGGCGGATTACGCCATTGGTGCCATCTGTGCCCCAGATATAACCAGCGGCGCCGCCGCTTACGACAGCGACCTTCTCGTCGGTATCACCATTGGGGATGTTGAGTGCCGTCTTGAAATCGGCAATCGTCATCTTCTTCTCTTTCTGCCCGCCGCTTTCGCTTGCGTCGTGCAGCATGATCAGATCTGCTGCGCCATCGACGCTGGCCAGCGTGGTCAGATCATCAATCGCAGGCACCACCGGCAGCTTGGTGGTGGCATCAGTAGCGACGTGGAGGGTGCCGCGATCTGTTGTGATATGCGGCTCACCCGCCAGCATCCCGGTCGTAGGGAGGTTGGTTTTTAGACCGCGCTTTAGCTGGAGGCGTGCCATGACTAATTAAACGTTCCTCCATCCACTGTAGCCACCCAGTCTGCGTCGTAATTTGCCTGCGTTTGCTTGAGCAGGATATTTCCTGGATCGCCGCCAGTCGGCAACGCTGGGCTAGTGGCTGCCTCCCATCTGCTGCTGGCTGCAACCCATGTGAGGACATCACCGTCAGACTTGCTGCCATTGGCCTCGACATCATGCAGATCCTGCAGCCGACGGCCAGTATCCCAACGGACAAAAATCGTGCCGTTGTTCGCGCTACTGATCACTGCAGCAACAGGCAGCTTCAGATTGGGAGCTTGCGGTTCTGTTGTAGTAAATCCGCCCGGCACAGCTGGATTGCACCAGAGGATTGCGCCTTCGGCGTAGCTGCTGGTATTGATGCCACGGATCTTGCCGAA